TCAGCAGTTTGATAAATGTAATTCATTTTACCTTTACCTTTCTTTTCAACATTGTAGGGCCAACCACAAGAAGTACCCGCCATAACCGGAATTAAACCCATAGGCAAACAACCTTTAATGGTTTCTTCCCAAGTCAACAATCTACTTGAATCAATTGGAGGATAATGGTACATTAAATAATCCATACAAAGTTTTCTATTGAAAGGAATTTCTGGTGTATACTCCTGATGAAGTTTCTTAACACCAATTAAATATGGATCAAATTTTATACCATCCTTTTCAAATGCTCGCATTTTTGCAGGTATGCATTCAGGAATGCCATACCAACCATGTAACATAGTTCTTTTAATTCGAGACTTGTTACACATTGGACTAGCCATTGCAGACGAAACATAGTGGTCAACTTTTAGTGGAAATTCATATTCCACAGGACCACTTTCTGTTTCAACATTTGAAATATTTTCAACATTTGAAAAAGCTGCAATTGAAATTTCAGTTTCAGTTTTTTCAAATTGTTGTTTAAATTGATTCACAATGTCATCAACAAAACTTTTTGATAAAGGCGCAGAAAAACCAAATGATTCACCACCAAAATTACGTGCGCCACTATGCATACCAATAACAAGACATTCACCTTGAGATCCTCTAATTGCAAGCAACCCACCTGAATCTCCATGCATTGTACCATGATTATAAGTAATTGGTGCAACCAAAATTACTGGTAACTTGTTCCCACCATCATCAACAGTGTAAGCTAGATTATTATGAATATCATACTTCATAACTGTTTTCATAAATGATTGACCTAAATTATTATGGGTCAAAATGTTCAATTCTGAACCTGCTTTTACATCTTCTAATTCAAAAGAATCAGTCATGTAATTAATTAAAGCAGGCATCATAGGAACACGCTTTGGCAGTTTGAAGAAAACAATATCGGAACAAGGATAATGCACATAATGTGGCATTTCAATTTCATAAACTTTATCCATAACTTTAACACGCCAAACTGCTTCAGGCATTGATCTAAAGGGGATGAACAAATGTGCTACTGTGATACAATAACCATCACGCAAGTGAAACGCATTTGCTTGATCCTTATAAGGTTTTCCAGTATTTGGATTAAACTTAGATACGCCTCCAATAATGAAAGATCCTTTA